CCGGTCCTCTTGAAAAAAAGAAGAGGAAATAATGGCTAGAGACTATCGTAAAGAATACGATAATTATCACTCAAGCCCTAAACAACGAGCAAACAGATCATCTCGTGTTTTAGCTAGAAGGAAATTAGCTAAGACCGGGGCAGTTCGCAGAGGGGACGGAAAAGATGTTCACCACAAGGATGGTAATCCTAAAAACAACTCAAGGAACAATCTTTCCGTTGCCTCTCGTAAAACAAATCGGAGCGTAAGCCCCGGAAGACCGAGGATTAGAAGTGGCAGGAAAAAGTAAATTTAATGACGTATGGACTGTGATAACACGCCGTAGACTTCAAGCCCTTTTTGACAATGGCGGCTCATTAGCGGAAGCTTCAAGAGAAATGGGGGTTAGCCGCTCAACATTTAATCGATGGATGAAGGGAACGGATGTTGTTAAAAACGACTTCAGGGAGGTGATCAATCTTGGCAAGGAGGCATCTGAGGCTTGGTGGATCAGACAAGGGAGAGAGAATTTAGAAACAAGAGGATTTAATTCAAATCTTTGGTTGCTAAATATGGTTAATCGTTTTGGATGGAATTCAAACAGGAAAGAAGAGAAGAAGGAAATTGAGCATACAGGTACAGTGGAAGTTAAGAAAAGTGTCGATATTGATGCGATTATGGAAAAGGCGCTTAATAAAGGAATTGAAAAGATTGCAAAAAGTATCCATTAGGAGGATGAATTATGGACCCTAAAGCCTTTGGTATGATGGCTGCTGATATACTTGAGAAGAGTATAGGACAGAATCAAGGAATATCTTTTCCTAATGAAGTCCCCGCTCAGCAACCTGCTGCTCCACAATTTCAGCAAGGAATTCAAGAAACTCCTATGCAGCCTATGGATTCAACTTTGGCGCAGCCGCCAATGCCGCAAGCTCCTATTTCTCCAGAGTTTTATGAGCCTCCTCCTGCGGACTTCACTCAGCCAAACCAGCCGCCAGCTTTTATGACCTTAGAAAACCCGGTTCCTCCACCTATGCTTCCTCTTGACGAGGGAGTCGCTTCGCCGGGACCGCTAAGACGGGATAACCAATTCAACCCAAACATGAACCCATACTAATTGGCTAATGCCTATTCAAGAATGCAAGCTAAAAAGCGGTAAAAAGGGATGGAAATGGGGAAGTAAAGGTAAATGCTTTCCCACGAAAAAAGAAGCAAAAGCCCAGCAAAGAGCGGCCTATGCTTCTGGATACGGAAAAGGTTAAGGTGGCGGCGTGTTGCCTGTTATAGCAAAAAGCGTTTACAAGGAGAATAGCAATTCAAACGCTGCAAGCAAGTTTGCTGAATGGGCATCCGCCGCCCCATTTGATCAAGTCATTGAAGCTTACGCTGACTGTCATCGTGACCCTAATATTGATGACACTTTTATTCGGACTTTGGGTCAACTTGATCGCTATTACCTTGGTGTGTTTCTGTGTAATCGCCACGATATGTTACATCCGTGGATATATGAACGATCCAGAGAGGTAGAAGCTCATCGAGATAGTCACTTAGACTTATGGGCGAGATTCCATTACAAAAGTTCAATCATTACTTTTTTAGGGGCAATTCAGGAAATATTGTGTAATCCTGATATCACTATAGGCTTGTTGTCTTATTCAGCAAGACAGGCTAAACCATTTTTACGTCAGATAATGCAGGAGTTTGACAGCAATGCGAAACTCAAGCAATTATACCCTGACATTCTTTGGGAGAAACCTCGCCTACAAGCCCCCAAATGGGCGGAGAATGAAGGAATTTGCGTTAAACGCATGGCTAACCCTAAAGAACAAACCATCGAGGCTCATGGCCTTGTTGATGGTCAGCCTACTGGACGACATTTTGATCTTATTATTTATGATGATGTGGTAGTTCAAGATGCAGTCTCAACTCCAGAGCAGATAAAAAAGACAACCACATCGTGGGAGTTATCTCTCAATTTAGGCTCAACGCATAGTCCAAGGTATCAGTATGCTGGAACGAGATATTCATATGGTGATACATACGGAACAATCCTCCAGAGAGCGGCTGTTAAGCCAAGAATACATCCCGCGACAGATAATGGTCAGATGGATGGTAATCCTATCTTCCTAGAAAAGGAAAGATGGGAAGAGATAAAGAAAACAACTTCTACTTACATTGTTGCTTGTCAACAATTGTTGAATCCGATTATAGGTTCTGATGTTTCATTTAAGGACGAGTGGTGGAGGGAATGGGAAATCCGACCTTACACTTTAAATGTTTATATCATGTGTGATCCCGCTCACTCTCGCAAGAAGTCTTCTAATAGAACGGCTGTAGCTGTAGTGGGGGTAGACGCTAATTACAATAAGTATTTGCTTGATGGAATTTGTCATCGGTTAAGTTTATCTGAGCGGTGGAACTTCATAAGGCAAGTAAGAAAAAAATGGAAAGCCGCCCCCGGAGTTAGAGAAGTAAAAATCGGCTATGAGCGATATGGGGCGCAATCCGATATTGAACACTTTAAGGAAATGATGAAGATTGATGGTAGTTCATTTCCGGTATATGAATTGAATTGGGCTGGAGGGGGAAACTCTCAGTCGAAGGTAGATCGTATACAGAGATTGGAACCAGATTTAAAAGACGGATCTTTTTTCTTTCCTTATAGGACGGACGAGAAAAGATTAACTTCTCACCAAAAAGACATAAAAGAAAGGAAGCAGTCTTTTCTTATTTCTAAAAAGATAATTAGAAAAGATGAAGAAGGACACGCTTATGACTTAGCTGATTGGGTTAAGAGAAATGAGTATGATTTGTTTCCTACCATTCACCCTGACTTCTTAGATGCTCTTTCTAGAATTTATGACATGGACCCTATTCCACCAAGATTTAGAAAAAATGGTTCTTTAGAGCCAGCGGCTGAGGCGCAGTATTAATGGTAAGAAGATACAAAATAGGGAATCGGAGAAATTATCCTCGTCGGCGTGTTGCTTATATAATGACTGATGGGAAAAAGTTTTATGAAAAACAACCACGCAATTTCCCATATGGTATTACTCCATATGTTCAGAATTTTTATTGGGACGTAGGTTACTGCGTAAACGATTAACAGGGATAACTTAAATGGCTACTTTAACTCTCAGATCCGTCAAAGGTTCTCCATTAACATTCACTGAAATGGATGATAACCTAACTGGTTTAAATACCAAGCAAGAATTGATCGACACCTATGATACGGGTGCTTCGATGGATAGAACAACTGATTTTATTGTTTACTGGGATACAGGCACAAGCACTACAAAGAAAATATCTCCAAACGATAGTGTGTTTTTTCAACGAACGATTGTTATGAAGTGCATTCCAGACGATATTCCCACTTATGTAGGGGATGGTATCGCTAGAACAGTAGTTCCTAATGCGCTTAACCTGCTTAACCTTTTTGCGATTAATGCCCATATCTTTACAGTAGGTAGTGGGCTTACAAAAGTTACTGTACAGTTGCATAATGAAACCAGCGGACTAGATGTTTTGTCAACGCCGGTTACAATTGATGTGGGAGAGTCAGACTCTATAACCGCAGCCGTTCCTCCTGTCATTAACTCTGCTGGAACAACCAATAGGGTTTCAGAGGGTGATGTGTTAAGGATTGATGTGGATGCGATATCGACTGGCGCTAAGGGGCTTGAAGTTAGGATGACTTATAAAGGATGATACAAAGTAAAATAGAATCTTTCCCTCCAACTGTTATTGTTGAGCCGAAAATTGTTCCTATGCCTGAAGTTGTTGCTGGGGTTAATCATAATCCTGAATTAACCAGAGCCAACATAAGAAAAAATATTGAGTTTGATGTTGAACAAATATCTCCTTATGAAACCCAATGGGATTCTGTAGTCGCCCTTGTTGGTGGCGGAGCTTCTTTAGAGGAGAATTTTGAGTTGCTGGTGGATAAGTATAAAAGCGGAATGCCAGTCATAACGGTTAATGGTTCTTACAAGTATTGCATGGATAGAGAGATACGTCCGGCAGGAATGGTGATGTTAGATCCCAGAGAATTTAATAATAGGTTTGTCGATCCAATCCATGATGATTGCAAATATTTTATTGCTTCTCAATGTGATCCTTCAGTGTTTGAAAAGCTTAAAGGAAAGAATGTGTATATGTGGCACTGCAATACTGCTGAAGAAGAAACAGTGTCTATTTTAAATGAGAAGTATGGAGAACCTCACCAGAATTATTTTCCTATTCTTGGTGGGTCAACTGTCATGCTTCGGTCAATTCATTTGTTAAGAATGTTGGGGTTTCCAAAGTTTGAAATTTTTGGATTTGACAGTTGTATTATAGGAACTCATCACGCTTACGAGCAGCCTGAAAACGATGATGAAGAAGTCATCACGTTGGTGGTTGGTGAAAGAAAATTCCAGTGTACTGTAGCTCAGTACCATCAAGCAAAAGAGTTTATTGAGATGGTTTCGTTAACTGGGGAGCATTACGAAATGGTTGTTCATGGTGACGGGTTGATTTCTTACTTAATAAACAATCCAGAAATTTTAAATGGGGAGGTAAATTGATATGGCGGCAAGCGCGTGGACTTTTTATAATAGCTTTAGGGAATATATGGGGAAAGCTGAGTTTGATATAGTTTCCAATACGTTCAAAATGGCAATATATACAAATGCTACTACTACTGTAACTACTAAAACATTAAGCACTTATGCTTCTTTAAATGGTGAAGTGGCAGGTGGTGTTGGTGGGTATGTTACTGGTGGCAAGAGCATGGCTAGTAAAACATGGGCTTCCGTAGCAACTGACAAGTACCAATTTGGTGCAGCCAATATGATATGGACTGCAAGTGGTGCTGATATCTCTAGTATACAGTACGCTGTATTATATAAAGACAGTGGAAAGCTTATCGCCTATTCTCAGTTAACTACGACAGCATTTAATTTAGCACAGGATAATACATTAACAATTGCGCCAAGCGCTAATGGCATATTTGAATTGTCATAAGGAGGAATTATGTCATTAGAATCTGCCTCTTGGGTAACTCAACTTGTTGATACAAACCCAACAGTTACAGACCTTGTAAATCAAGGCGACGACCATCTGAAAATGATCAAACTTGTTTTGAAAAACTCATTTCCCAGCACATCAACAACAGCTATTGTTCCTAATATGTCTGGTCAGACTGGTAAGTTTTTAACAAATGATGGAACCGATTCGTCATGGGGATCGCCAGCCGCTGGTGACCCTGCTGGCACAGCCGTCGCAATGGCGATTGCTTTGGGTTAGGAGAATAATATGGCTAATGATTTTACATTCGGTGCGGTTAATTTAACGAATACTGTTCGCACTTTGGTTTATAGCGTTCCAACCTCCCCGGTTGGGCAAACTGCTGTAATACATTCTTGCACAGTGGCTAACACGGATGGGGTAGATTCCATTAATGTAACCTTAGAAGTTTATGATAATAGCGCTACAACTTATTTTCCAGTCTCTTCTACCGTCCCGGTTCCTGCTGACTCCGTATTGGTTTTAGATGGGATTAAACTTAACCTAGAATCGGATGATAAATTATATGCAACCTCCTCGGATGCAAGCGGTAACTTGACCGTGTTTGCATCAGTCTTGAAGATTACACCGTAATGTCATATCTAGGAAGAACTCAACTTAAAGCGAGTGATATTAGAAATGCTGGCCCCACTACAGCTAGTGGTGGAGAAACATATGTTGACGCGACTTGGAATGCGCCTAATATCCAATCATTGTTGTTTACAATTAACGGTGTCAAGCAAGCAACTAACTCCTATACGATAAGTGGAACCCCGACAAGGTTAACTTTAACTGGCGGAGCTACACTTCTTGTTGGGGATGTCTGGGAAATCATTGGAATCAATGATATTGGAACAACCATCACCCCGGCTGATGGAACGGTTAATCTTGCAAAGATGGATGCAGGGACAGCAACTTCTGGGTACTTTTTAAAAACAGATGGGAGTAGTTTGTCTTGGGCGGAAGTGCCGCCTTCACCTACTGTAGGCGACATCACTACAGCGAATAACTTTTTCCAGAACTGGAATACAATCGATGTAAACACAACTAGCACGTTCGCTACAACTATTAACGCCGCAATCATTGGACCGATTACTGTTACAGGTTCTTATGTTTGGACCATTAGCGGTATATTGAACATCCTTTAGGAGTAAAACATGGCAAGTAAAATTTTAGTAGACGAAATTTCACCTCAGACTGGCACTGATATAGTTATCACGGCAACAAAGAAGATTTCTGGGGCTAATACACAATACAAAGTTACTGGCGGAGCGTCAGGGCAGGTATTGAAGAATGATGGCTCAGATGGATTGTCATGGGCTGCTGATTCTGCTGGTTTGTTTTCTTCCTACGCCGTTATTGCAGATCAAAAAACAGCGGGAACACAGGGTGGAACCTCAACAGCAGGGTCATGGCAAACTCGCGATATAAATTATACCGTATTTGATCCAGATTCTATTGTCACTATAGCTGCTAATATTTTTACACTTGCTGCTGGTAATTATTTTATAAAGTGGATGACTACCGCTTATAAAGGACATTCGCAACAAAATCGCTTATCAATAAACGGAGGCGCTGTAGTTGGGGTAGGTGGCATTGGGAGAACAGCAAACGCCGATGAACCTAATATAAATATGATAGGGATGGCTCGTGTTACGCCAGTTACATCTACTGGTTACGTTGTTGAGCAGAAAACAGACACAACCGCAACCAATGGGTTTGGGTCTTGTGCAAACCTAGGTGAACCTGAAATGTATGCGTGGATAGAAATTTATAAGGAGACGTAAGATGGATATTAATCTTTGTGTTAACCATTTGGGTTTGAATTCAAATACATACCGCTTGGATCGTCATAGCCCAACACCGCATGTGATTATTTCTTGGAGCGGCCCTGACCCTCAACCCACTCAAGCAGTTCTTGAGGCGGCGTGGGCAGAGATTGAGGCGGATGAAGATTACCAAGCGAGTTTGGCTGATCCTCGCAGCAACAATTACCCTGTATAAATAATGGCTACGACTAAAATCAGATCATCGTCTATAACAGACGGACAAGTATCAAACGCTGACCTGTCTGCTACTATAGCTGTGACTGGTGGTCAGATTGCTGATGATGCTGTAACCACCGCTAAGATTCTAGATAATAATGTAACTCTAGCTAAGATGGCGGGTGGTACAGACGGCAATCTGATTACTTATGATGCTAGCGGTGATCCGGCTCACGTTGTCACGGGAAGCGCCACTCATGTACTGACTTCTAATGGTGCTGGCGCTGCACCAACATTCCAAGCTCCTGCTGCTGGTGGTATAGCGGCGTCTGAAATGATCGGTTATAAACAGCGCCCTCTTTTTGAGCGCACCTCTACAACTCAAATGACGCTACATGGTAATTTCGCGTATCAACACATGGGAACTACAACTCAGATTGTTAGTGGATCAAACGTTGTATTTACGCGGTCAGATACAAGTGGTACACAGCAGTGGAATTATCTGTATTTAGATGACAGTGCAATTGTGACTGCTGGCAATGCTACGATAACCGCATCTGAGTTAATTAGTTCTCCTACTGCACCGACATTAAGTGTAGCAAAAGGTGGTTTTTACAACGGCAATGATCGCTGTATTTTCTGTTGGTTGCAGTCTACAGGAAATGATCTCGATAATATGAGTCGCCTCTCTCAGTACGGCGGTGGAGTCGAAGCAGTGCGGATCAGCACACAGTGGCAGTTTTATAACTCTGCTGGTGGAAGTTATGGAACGGGTTGGCATATCTACACGCCTAGTGCTGTTTATCTACCAGAACCAAGAGGTACGGCTGGGTTGTGTATTGGCATAGTGCTCCACCTCGGAGGTAGTCACACAACTATGTATGTTGGTCAAGACGCTCAAAATTGGGATATGTTTCAAGTTGATGGTTCTCCTAATTACAGCTTGGCGGGAATTGATAGCGCAGGAAAATTCCAGATTCGTAGTAGCTATGACCACTCCAGTTATAGCTACCTTTTTCACACCAAAGGCTGGGTCATGAGTCCGTTGCTATGAGGAAAGAAAATGTTTGAGACTTGGGAAGACGTACGAAAAGTACGCGATCAACTTTTGCAAATGAGCGATGGGGCATTCTTTGTCGCAATGGAAGCGGGAGAAGAACTGGATGGTGTGATGCAAACGTACCGTAATGATCTTAGGGATGTAACTGCTATTTTCAGCGATCCTGCTGATGTGGTTATGCCTGATCCGTGGGCAAATCCTCCCATTGAGATTCGTTGAGTTTTATAGTAGGGATCGCGCGAATAGCGCATTGGTTTTTAATACCGTTTCTGGTGCTGTGGATGACGATAGCACCGGACGACATGTTGCCTAACTGCCTCACAGAGGCTAAGGCAAAAATAGCAGAACAATTTAGAGGATCGTATTTTGGCACTAACTAAAGTTACAAGCGGAATTATAGAAGACGGAACTATTGTCAATGCTGACTTATCTTCTAGCATTGCTGTTACTGGTGGGCAATTAGCAGATGATGCAATAACCACTGCTAAGATTTTAGATGACAATGTAACTATAGCTAAAATCTCTGGCTCTGCAGCTGCAGCCGCTGATACGTTCTTGAAGAAAGATGGAACTTGGTCTACTGTAGCTAGTGGCATAGACTGGCAAGCCGTGCAGACTACTGGCTTTACTGCGGTAGCTGAAAAAGGCTACCCATGTAATACGACAGCGGGGGCATTCACAGTTACGCTTCCAGCATCGGCAAGCGTCGGTGATCAGATTTCTATCGTAGATTACGCGGGAACCTTTGATACTTATCGATTAGAGTTAGATCCTAATGGATTAAAAATTAAAGGCGCTACGGCTAGTTTAGTCGCCAACACTGAAAGGGAAGGTATAACGCTGACTTATGTAGATGTAACGCAAGGTTGGATAGTGACTTCTGGAGTTAATACAGGAGATCCAGCGCTAAGCCCAGTCACATATTCAGCAGACTTTTTAGTTATAGCTGGTGGTGGAGGTGGTGGCACTGGTGGTGGTGGAAATGGTGGAGCTGGTGCAGCTGGTGGATATAGAAATTCTTTTAACTCCGAGGCTTCTGGAGGCGGTGGAAGTTCAGAAGCTAGTTTAACATTTACTTCGGGTACAGTTTATACAGTAACAATTGGTGCTGGTAGTGCAGCTGACGTTAAAGGTATAGATTCTTCATTATCAGGTTCAGGAATTACAACAATAACTTCAGTCGGTGGAGGAGAAGGTGGCGCATATAATAATCAGGTTGGTGGTAACGGGGGTTCAGGAGGAGGAGGCTCTCAAACAAGTCAAGTAGGAGGTTCTGGAACTGCAAATCAAGGTTATGGTGGTGGTCAAGCTGGAGTTGCTGGAGGTGGCGGCGGAGGTGCTAGTGCTGTTGGTACAAATCAAGCGGGTTATGGCGTGGCAGGAAATGGTGGTAATGGACTCGCTTCCTCAATTACAGGCGCTGCGGTAACTAGAGCAGGTGGCGGGGGTGGTTCTAATCATAGTGCTGCTGGTTCACAAGGTGGTATTGGAGGTACAGGTGGAGGTGGTAATGGTAGGTATGGAGGTACCCATGCTACGGCAGGAACAGTAAACACAGGCAGCGGAGGCGGAGGCCAAGGTGAAAGTGTAGGGATAGCCGCTGCTGGTGGTTCAGGAGTTGTCATATTAAGTATACTTGATGCTTATTATTCAGGAACTACAACAGGCTCTCCAACAGTTGCTACTGGAGTTAGTGGTAGAACAGTTTTAACCTTTAATGGAACTGGGAGTTATACAGGATAATGGCACATTTCGCTAAATTGGGTGTTGGGAATGTTGTTGAAACCATTCAAGTGGTATCAAATGATGTTGCTTTAACCGAGCAGGTAGGAATAGATTTTCTAAACACCCTTTACAACACAAGGGATGTTTGGAAACAAACTTATTACAATAATAATATTAGAAAGAATTACGCTGGTGTTGGTTATTCTTATGACGAAGCAAGAGATGCTTTCATCCCACCCAAACCTTATCCATCATGGGCATTAAACGAAGATTCCTGTCAATGGGATGCACCTGTTGCATATCCAGAAGATGGAAAACATTACACATGGTACGAAGAAAACCAGCAATGGGTTGAGGTAGCATAATGGCATATCTAGGAAACTCACCGGAATTTGCAAACTTTCCATCAAAGTTCTTTTCTGGGAACTCAATCTTAACGGCTTTTACTTTAAATAACGCCCCTCCTAATGATGCCTCTTTATTGGTCTTTATAGATGGTGTAAGGCAGGATACGAGCGCTTATAGTGTAAGTGGAACAACTCTTACTTTTACAGCTCCTCCTCCTACTGCAACTAATAATATACAAGTCGTTCAACTTGGTTTGCTTAGAGATGTTGCGACTCCGGGTGATGATACCGTTAAGGTAGCTCAGTTAGATACAGATAGCGTAGGAACAACTGGTCAGTTTTTAAAGAAGTCTAGCGCTACTAATCTTGATTGGGATAATGTAACAGTAGGAGCTATTACTACTGAAGGTGACTACTTTTATAACTACAATACCATTTCATCTGATTTAACAACTACAGTAGCATCAACTAAGGCCGCATTCGTTGCTGGTCCAATTACCATCGCTGATACGTTCACTTGGACAATCAGTGGTGAACTTACAATGATCTGAGGACAACATTATGGCAGCAACACTCAAACTAACCGACATCGCGCATTCAAGTGGTGCGGGGACAATCACTGTTGATTCACTCGCAACCCTATCTCTTTCAACTGGAAAACTTCTTGTTGGTGGTAGTAGTGTCGAAGCGGGTTCAACTAACATCCTACGCAAAACTACGGATTACACCATTCTTGAGGCAGACGTTTCTGGCAAGTCTGAATTAGTAATTGCCGCTAACGCCGCTTCATCGAATAGAACAATCACACTACCAGCGGTTGCTACTACTGGATTGGCAAATTGTATCGTAACAATCATTTGTGACGCAGATGCAACATCCACTTATGAGTTAAAGATTCAAGACATTGGAACAACTGAAGTTTGGACAGGGTTTCAGAAAGGAGATTTTGTACGACTTGTTGTAAGTAATAGTGCATGGTTAGTGGTTGATCACAAAGAAACAATGTTTTCTTCTAGGTATTTAACTGCTGATCAAAGTATAGCTGGTAGCGCAACTACGAAGCTAACAGGATTCACAAATATTGTAGATATTGGAAAGGTTTGGGATAACGTTAATAACAAATTGGTATCTCCGTTTGCTGGTATCTGGGATATAAATCACAAAACAACGGGCGAAAGTGGGGGTCAGGGAATAGCACCAGCAATATACGTTGGTGGATCCAATAAGTATATAACAGCAAGTGGAACTGCTACTGATGGCTATTATAAAGGACAAGGTTGCACGGCGGCGTTTATATTTGAAGTGGCGGCTTCAGTAGATATAGAGTTCTACGCTAAGAATATGTATACCGCTACCGCGTATAACAGTGACGGTGGGGGCCCGGAGAAAACTGGTTTCGCCTGTATTTTTACAAGAACTTACTAATGAATTCTTTTAACGATAAGCCTGACGAGGTATTGCCTGACGACTTTGGATTTGCTCTGCATCTTATAAATTCAGATGCTGTTGTAGAAATCATGCAGACTGGCACTTATGGAACGCCTAGTCTTAAATTGGTCTGCGAGTGGGATGATGAGGTAGCAACCTTTCCAACTGCTGATGAAATGAATGCAGCGGTAGCTATAGCAAATTGGGATAACGCTCGTAAAGAGAGAAACGAACTCCTAGCTGCAACAGACTTCTACGCTCTGTCTGATGTAACCATGTCTGATGATATGGCAACCTATCGTCAAGCATTGCGTGATCTACCTGAAAGCGTGGAAAATTCTGAAGATGTAGTATGGCCTGAGAAACCCTAATGGCATTAGGTATTTGGAATGTAAGATGGGATTCCACAGAGGCTGGTGTTGCATGGGATGCAGCAGTAGGAACTTGGGGTGATTCTGGGTGGTATCTTAGCGGGACCGTAACTTTAACTGGTTACGCCCCTAATCTTCCAGTCCTTAAATATGTACCAACTGCTGACTTAACGCTTTTCCCTTATGCTCCGCTTGCTGTTGAAAACAAAACTATAACTGTTTCCAAGGGCGATATAACTTTTACAGGATTTATTCCATCGGCTTTAGAGGGATCTATAGCTCGGCCCGGAAAAGCAGATTTAACTTTGACTGCCTTTTCCCCGACTATAGGACAGACGTTTAGTTTCAATATTGGAGGCAATTTGACTCTCATAGAAAGAATTCCTGACGTTCAACATAGAGCGCCTTTGTATACAGCAGAAGTGAACATTTTTTAATTATGGATAAAGTAAAACAATGGAGTTGGTCAGAAACCGCTTATAAGGTTGATCCTCAATTAAGCGCCCCAGTAGTTACCTATAAATTTAATAATGGAGCAAGGGTTTTCTTTAAGCCTAAGAAGAATGGAAATAGAAAAAGCAGATAAATATATTGGTTCAGATTACACGAGAGCGAAAAATACAGCCGAGATGCTAGAAAAGAAATATCCCGGTTGGTTGTGGGCTGTTCATACAATGGATGGTGTTGTGGTTGTTAAATCAATGAGGCTTTCTGGTAATTGGGGTTTTGTTTTGCATGAAGACAAAATAGATAATGATTATAAAGCTGTCGTTAGAGCGGGAGGCGAAATGCTTGAAAGATTTAGAATGTTTAGAGGAAAATTTCGTGAGGATCAATATCTTACTGATTTGACAATGGATTATAAAGGGCAGTTGGATGGAGACTTCTCGTAATGTCATTAATTGATCCGCAGCCTCCATTAGAGGGTTCAGCGCCAATGACATTGGATGATGATTCTCCGAAAGAAAACAAATGGATAAGGATTGCTCGTCAAATATATGAAGGCTCTACAGAGTATGTAGATGCTAATTTAAGATATCAGTGGGAAAAAAGTTTGTCGATGTTCAACAACAAACACCCTTCTGGCTCTAAATATCTTACTGGCGCTTATGAAAAAAGATCAAGATTTTTTAGACCAAAGACAAGAAGCGCTGTAAGAAGCTTGCAATCCGCAATGTCAGTTGCCTTTTTTACTAATGAAGATGTGGTAAGTATTGAACCAGCTAATGCTAATGATCCTCAACAAGCTGCTGCTGCTGTTGTTGCTCAATCAATTATGCAGTATAGGCTGACGAATACAATTCCTTGGTTTCAGATAATGACAGCAGCTATACAGGATGCCGCAGTTCAAGGCGTTTGTATTTCTCATCAATATTGGGATTTCGAAGAAAAGGAAGAGACTTATGTTCAGGTAGATGGAGATAACGAGCCTCTTATGGATGAAGAGGGAAACGAGCAAACACATGAACAGATCACAACGCTATCTGATCACCCTGTTATTGAATTAATATCTCCAGAAAATATAAGAATCGACCCCGCTTCTGATTGGGCAAACCCAATTGAATCTTCTCCTTATATTGTTCATTTAATTCCAATGTTTTTACAAGATGTAAGAATAAAAATTAAATCAGGCGAGTGGAAGGAAATCTCTGATGAAGAGCTATTATCGTCAGCCGCAGAAGCAGACACCGAAAACACAACTCGATTAGTTCGTGATGAGCCACGAATGGACCCATTAGAAAATACAGAGTTTGGGGAGATAAGAGATTTCTGGATTATATGGGTACATAAAAATGTCGTAAAAAGAGATGGTGTTGATTACTGTTACTTCACTGCTGGGACAGATCATTTATTGACTGACCCCAAACCTCTTTCTGAGATGTATCCTTGGTTAAGAGATGGGGAAAGACCTTACGTTATGGGTTGCGTCAACATAGAGGCGCATAAGATTTACCCATCAGGAACCGTGGAATTAACACAGGAACTTCAATCGGCTGCTAACGATATTTGGAATCAAAGATTCGATAATGTTAAGTTAGCGATGAATAAACGGTATCACATACGCAGGGATAGGAATATAGATCTTGATGCTTTGTTCAGATCTGTTCCCGGCGGCGCTGTTGAAATGGATGATCCAGATACAGATGTCAGAGTAATAGAAACTAGAGATGTTACTGGCTCCGCTTACGCTGAACAAGACAGAATTAATATGGACTTTGATGAGTTGCAAGGAAACTTTTCAACGTCAACCGTTCAAGGTGCTAGATCTTTAAATGAAACTGTAGGAGGGATGAACCTTCTTGCAGGAAGCAGCGGACAAGTCGCAGAGTACACATTAAGAACCTTTGCTGATACTTGGGTCCAAAATGTTTTGAAGCAATTATTGCGACTTGAACAGTATTATGAAACAGACCCAGTGATTCTGGCTGTTGCTGGACAAGAAGCCCAACAACGAAAATTTTCTTTTAATGTTGATGACATGATGGATGAGTTATTAAGGCAAGAGGTTTTACTAAAAGTAAATGTGGGAATCAATGCTACAGACCCTGTAAAGAAAGTTCAAAATTTATTGTTTGGAGTTCAGACATTAGCTGCGTTTCCCGGAGTTCCTGAAAGCCTTAACCTTGCTGAACTAGCAAAAGAAGTCTTTGGTCAGTTAGGGTATAAAGATGGAACTAGGTTTGTCACTATAGATAAAGAACAAGATCCGCAAGTACAGCAATTGCAACAGCAGCTTCAAGAGTTGCAGCAGATGTTAGAAACGGATCAGGCAAAAGCAGAAGCCAAGGTTCAGTTACAACAGGTTAAGAACGAGGGAGCTACAAACGTGGCTCAAATTAGATCTCAATCTGATATAGAAAGGGAATTAATACAGCAGGACACGGATATTCGTGAGGCAGAAATTCGTCATCAGGATGCTGTAACAAGAAGAGGTGAATTAATGTTGCAAAGAGATGCGTTATTAAATCAAATGTCTGATAAGGAAATGGAAAGGGAACTGGAGTTAAGGGCAGGAGGTAAAGCAGGAACGCTAAGCAGGGATAAATATAATAAAGTTCCATTCGCGGTTGGTTGATGGAGTATTATAATCCGGCTGAGACTGGTATCGATGAATTTGTAAAAAGGATTCGTATTGGATCAAAAACAAGAGAATTTGTAAAAACTCCAACTGGAGAGGCTGTTATGCAAAGAGCTTTATTCGATTATCGAACAGGCATAGAAGACTTGCAAGAAATAGCGCTTCAGGGGTGGGTAGGTTCTTCAGAAGAGGAACTTAAACAGTACCGTAAAATTTCACTTAATCTGGCTACGCCGTTTAAAATCCTTCAGTGGTTGAATGGAGTTATTTCTGACGGAGATAATGCGGAAGTGATGATTAAGCATAGAGATGCTATGGAATAATTAGGAGGTTTGGTATGGCTACCCTAGAGGATGCTATAAAAACAGGACTAGAAGATGTTGAAGTTATAGAAGAAGAAGTGGAGGAAGAAAGATCCTCATCCGAAGATGAAGTAAATGAGGCATTATCTACTCGTGAAAAAGCGATGGACGAAATATTTGCCACGAGGCAGAAAGAGCTTGAAGAAGAAATCGGAGAAAGTTTTAACGAAGTTGACTCTTCTGAAGAAGTTGAAGAAGTTAAAGAAGTAGCAGTTTCTGATGATCTACCTATCTGGAAGGACGGTGATAATTGGATGACAACTGTAAAAGTAGATGGAGAGGAAGTTCATGTTTCATTTGATTCATTAAAGACCTCTCACCAAAAAGATAAAGCGTCTCAAAAACGCTTTGAAGAAGCCGCTGGTTATGCTCGTCAAGTGCAAAATAGAGAAAAAGAATTAAATACTTATATTGCATCGATGAACCAGAATCAGCAACAAGAAGCATCTCAGCCATCGCAAGACGCTGAGCCAGAGGTGTCTGTAGACAAATCTGAATTAGTAAAAAAATATCATCAAGCTTTATATGATGACAATGCGGATGATGCCGCAGAGTTGCTTGTTAAACTAACGAATAGTGGGCGTACTAATAATGCCACCCCTAATGTGGATCAAGCAGTGCAACACGCCTTTGAAAGGCACATGGCGCAACAGCAAGTTGAGAATCAAAGACAGCAAGAATGGGCTTATCATAAATCAAGAGAAGATTCTGTAAACTGGTTTAATGATCAATACCCGGACATTGCTAATGTTTCTGAATTTAGAGCAATTGCAGATAATAAAACTATAGAGTTACAAAGAGATAATCCAAATTGGACTCCGCAGCAAATTATCCAAGAAGCCGCTGAGACAACGCGCCAATGGGTAGAAAAAACTCTACCTAAACGAAGAGAAGATGTTAGGGTGAGGCGTAAGAAGAATATTACCTCTCAACCTAAATCGGCTAGTGCATCTGCTCAAATTGGAGATAGTGAGCCAGACCCGGAAACGGTGGCGGACATTATCGAAGAGATGCGGCAGTCACGGCTTAAACACCTTTTATAATAAACTAGAGGAGAAGTAAAAATGGCAGGACAAGTATGGTCCGTCAACGCCTCCGGTGGTTACATGTATGCACTGAACCTCAGCCGTCAACTGAGAATGGCTGTACAGCCTATCGTTAAGTTTCGGCAGTTCTGTGATGTCAAGGATGCAGCCCATCAGGGTTTGCACCGTGGCGATACATTCCATTGGAACGTGTTTAGTGATGTAGCCACTGCGGGTAGCACCTTAGTGGAAACCGATACAATTCCAGAAACTTCTTTCACGATCTCTCAAGGATCAATGACCATTACAGAAGCGGGTAACTCCGTTCCTTGGACTGGTAAGTTGGATGATCTCTCTGAGCAGCCCGTGGCTGAAATTATCAGGAAGGTATTAAAAACCGATGCTAAGAAAGCATTTGACACCTTAGCCGCAAATCAGTTTGATCTTGCTCCAGTTCGTGTTGCATCAGCAACCGCGACTGACGCAGTGGTCACGACTGAGAACGGTGCGACTGTTACAACTAATAATGTAGCTTTCGGTAAAGGTCATGTCAAAGCGATTGTAGATGTAATGAAAGAGCGCAATATTCCAGCCTACACTGGCGACGATTATTACGCGATTGGTTGGCCTACAACTTTCCGAACATTGAAAGACAATCTAGAAGATATTAAGCAATATATCGACCAAGGTTTTCGCATGATTATGAACGGAGAAATCGGTCGTTACGACGGTGTTCGTTTTATCGAGCAGACCTATCGTGCAAAAGGTGGTGGTGCTAGTGGTATGGGTACTCCTGCTGGAGCATGGACAAATGCCAAGTCTGATTGGATTGTCTTTTTTGGCGAAGATACTGTTGCTGAAGCTGTTGCTGTTCCAGAAGAGATTCGAGGGAAGATCCCCGGAGATTTCGGAAGGGACCGGGGCATTGCGTGGTATTATCTTGGAGGTTTTGGCATTGTTCACCCACTCGCAGCCGGTGCAGCCCAGTCACGAATAGTGATGTGGGATTCGGCAGCTTAAAGGAGAATATTATGAGTTATAGTCAAGCTAACATGATGCAGTATTTAGATGCTACGGATACCGATTTTGGTGCAGGAACTGGAACCCCTTGGAGCTTTAAAGGCCCAAATGGGAAACAGGGACAGCTAAGAAATATTGGTATTCATGTTAAAGAAACTTTTGCCTGTGATACTACTACAGGTAAGGTTCAAATTGGTACAGCGGCTGATCCAGATGCTTACGGATCGTTGGAAATTGCTGATGGTACCTTAAATACTGATACTTTCAACAATGTCGATGATACGGACTGTGTTATCTCACAGGCTCTTGCAGCCGACACTCAGATCGAAGTTACTTTCGTTCAGTGTGCCGACTCTGTTTCTGCTGCGGGTAAAGGCAGGGCGTATGTCGAAGTAGACTGGTATTAAGGAGGTCAATTATGGCTAAAGATACAGCAAGTGGTAAAATCCCAGCAAATGGTTTGTCTTCAAAGGAAGATGTAGCAAAAGAGACGCTTGCGTCTTTGGCGCTTGCTTCTCATGGGCCGAATCAGTTGCCAATGGGAGTTGTGCACAAGAAGATCTCAACGGATCGTGGTTCGTTTGATTTTCGTTAATATTGTGTTTAAATAGGAGAAGAAGATACGGGGCTGTATGTTTCTGTCGGAGAGAATACCCCCTCCTTATGAGTTTCATACGGTCCCCTCTTCACAACTTGGAGAGCGGGTGTTGAGCTACGACTCACCCCGTTCTTCATTTCCTTTTATAGGAGTTTTTAAATGCGAAGTTCAAGAATAAATGTTTTAACCGCCTATCTTGATGGGCGATCCCCTATTCAAAGCGGCAAAGACGCATATGGGCATGATACCCCTGCTGGTCGTGGGTTTTACACCATGTCTGAAATGTCAGATGAGCGATCTAAGGAATACATGAAAGACCAGAAAAGCTCTGTCAACATGGCTCGTGTTGAAGGAGAGATGATTGGCTCTTGGAACCTTGATTTTTAATTTTTATGAGCAACTTTCTTGAGTTGTGCAAAGACATGGCTAGAGATGTGGGCATTCCCGGAAGCGGCCCTTCTAGCGTAACATCATCCACTTTATCTGAAGAAGAAAATTCTATT